GTGTCTTCCAAAAAGAGGCGTAGTATCCCCTATGGGGGTCCTACAAAAGCCCTAGGACGCCTTGAAGTTAGGAGAAAGAGTGACGGCTCTGCCGTCACCCCAATTCCTAACCCTTGGCGTACCTGGAGCGATCCTCTCTTTTGGGAGAGGCTTCAGGGGACTCAGGAGACTGAGTCCGAGAACCACAAAGCCTTCTTTGACGAAAGTCATGAAGGTGATGTGGGAGGCAATTTCACCACGTCCAAGCAGTGGGCAGAATCTCCTAAACAGAGACCTGTTACCATTGTATGGCCGTGGGAAGACGGAGACTTCTATTATGGAAGCTCCGGTAGGGAAAGCAGGTACACATATAGTGGACCATTGCTTATCCCGTGGAACCATAGCTGGACGTTCCCTCCGTATGCCAGTTCGAGTGATATCGAACTGAATTACTGGGGGACGAAGGCTATTGCTCTCACTGCCCCAACGAATCCAGTGGCGAATGCGTCTGTCGCCCTACTCGAGACCCTTAAGGATGGCCTACCTCACAAGATAGGTTCGTCCCTGTGGGAAAAGAGAACGTTACACGCAAAAGATGCGGGTGACGAATATCTTAACCTCGAGTTCGGATGGAAACCCTTAGTCAATGATCTCACTGATTTTGCTAGTGGGATCATACGTTTCGACAAGCTGTATTCACAGCTTATGCGAGACAATGGCAAGGGTGTCCGTCGGAGGATGTCGTTTTCTCCTGAAGCAAACACAACTGATACCACTATGATAGAACAGACGTTTATGGGAGGGCCGAGTTTCGTGGCTCTCCAGTTCTGTTATAATAATGGTCAGTTGGTCCCTGGACATTACGGGCGAGTGATCCGTAGTCGTGAGACTACAGTCCGTCGCTGGTTTAGTGGTTCGTTCACCTACCATCTTCCGAGTAACTTTGTTACTCCGAAATATGGGGGGGTTCTAACCAAGGCGAGATCTGTTTTAGGTCTCGACCTCACACCAGAGACGGTTTGGTCAATCGCACCGTGGAGCTGGGCCACTGATTGGTTTTCAAGCGCTGGCGATATAATACATAACGCCGACGCAATGAGCCAATATGGTCTTGTGTTGAAGTATGGGTATATCATGGAACATTCAATTGTCCGTGACACCTATACTTTTATCGGGGACACCGGCCTTAGGGCCGGTATCACCTATTACGGTGGTCCTCCTTCTATTGTGTTAACTTCCGAAAGGAAGTTAAGAAGGAAGGCCACACCCTTTGGGTTCGGCGTAAATCTGAGTAGTCTAAACAACACTCAGAAAGCCATTATCGCGGCGCTCGGTTTAAGCCGAGCGTAACGATAGATAGCAGTACTGTGCCAAACGTCAATGGGGTCCAAGACCTGGACCCTAGGAGTGATGCCTATGGCTTTTTCCGATCCACAATCTGTCACTATTAGTGGGACGACAATCCCCCTTCCGAGAACCTTTTCGGAGGGGAATGAGTCGGCCTATACTTCTAGTGACGGACTGGTGAAGCTTTCCGTAAACCATGCCCTGGTCAAACAGGGTAGGGCACGCAGATTGCTTCGGATCGACCACTCGAAGTTGACTTCGGACCCGTTTAAGTCATCGGAAAACGTGAAGGTTAACATGGCATGTTATGTCGTGTTTGACCTTCCGCCCGCTGGCTATACGATTACGGAGTCACTCGCAGTTTACACCGGTTTCAAAACCGCGTTCTCTGCGACTTCGGATGCGCTGATCACCAAACTACTTGGTGGTGAGTCGTAGCGAGCATCAGCAGGGAGAACTACTACCGAGAGAAGAGAAGCCTAGTCGTAAGACGAAGCTTTCTTTTCTCAAGGATATAGTAGAAATCTCTGCTGGTGGCCATGGCGGTTCGGAGGAATCCAACGAATTGGACATACACTTGAGGGTAAGTTATAAAACCCTCGTATTTCTGTGTGTGACCTTCGCTGTTTCCCAAAGAGCCGTCGATGCTATCTTTTAGTAGGTCCCGGAAGGGATACCTACTGCGAGCATGCATAGGCTTCTACTCGAAAGAGTAGTCACTCGGTGGTACCTATGAAAAGTGTCCCTTCCTTCCACTTAGAGGAACCTTGGAGTTAACATGTCTGATCATCCCGAGTTGGACGAGCTGGAGATATGCCGTATGGCTATCTTCGCTTATCTTCCTTGGAATGAACCGGTGGAATATATCAGTGACTGGCTGAGAGGCCAGTTTCCTGATATTCCGCCACAGGCGTTGTTATCTCTTCAGGAACTTCACGTGAGCGATAAAATCGTCACGGAATGGAGGAAGGATTTCATAGAGATGGTAGAGTTTCTCTACTGTTTCTCATAGGCGTAAAGGACATAGGCTATGGATCTAGTTACCCCCTATTAAAGGAGGGCTAGTGAAAAGCCTGATGTCACTCTGGTCCCGATTAGCGGAGGAATCCGCTGATCAATGCTGCACTAGCGCCACTCGCGATATTAATACCGTCGCGAGTCGATTTGAACACGAGGGGTTATCGTTTTTAACGATAACCTTACCCTCCTTTGGAAAGGCCATCCAAAAATGGCTTGACCAAGGAGAGGTAGGTATCCACTCCTCTTTCGTAACAGAAAGAGGAGGAAGTCTCCCCCGATTTCTCGGAGGTTTCTTCACCCGTGTGTTCGATCGGAATAGTGGCAAGTTACTCGATAATCCCTGCATCGATTCAATTAAAG